GAGCAATATCATTAGCGCCGGTTTTATAATCCATACCTCTACGATACCAAATCTTATCTCCAGCAGAATTAGCATTCTCAAAAGCTACTTCCGGTGAAGTCCAAGCATCTTCCGGTGTAGTACCATCGTTATTCCCACCGGCAGAAGGGTCGCACCATATATCAGCCATTACCCAATCCTCGTTGCCATTTTTTTCTTAAGCCTTTGTAGAAAAGATGGGCGAAAAATCCATATCTCTTCTATTCCATCGAACGGATTTTGTATATTATCTTCCATTTTATAAAACCCCACTAAATATAAGTATGATGATTAAAGTTATTGCGGCTATAACCATTTGAAATTTATTTTCTAATATGCTACACCAAATGTAATATAATACATCTTTCATTAATGCCTCACTCCATCTAACGCCCAACTAAGTTCAACATCGGCGATACCGTCGCCAGACGGACCCTGGAAAGCTTTCATTTTAACCCATTGTTCAAAAGCTATTAATTTAAACAGTCCACCACCCTCTGGATATAATGTAGCCCAAACTGTATCTCCGGTTGCTAACGTATCACCGTAAGTAAATCTTACTGTATCAAAGGGATCAACATTAAAAAATCCAACTTGATTTGTATATTGATTTACCGAAGCTAGCGTTTCTGTAACATCTCCAGTATGGAAATTCACAGTTGTAGTTGTACTAGCAATAGTTGCTTTACCATAGATATGTTTTCCAGCATTTTTTACATCAAGAATTTGATAAGCTTTAAACCCAAGTGAGAAATTTAATACTAGTAATGAAATTAATAGTATCGTTAAAAATTTTGAATTAACATTCATTGTTAATTTTACTCCTTTTTATTTTTTATAAATCCAATTTTTATTGCTTTACTTTTTGCTCCTGGTTTTGAAAACCCTGGCTGACCTCCATTATTTGGAACTCCTTCACTTGGAGTAGGGGGAGATGCTTGTGTTGTAACAGTATCAATTTCAGACCAAGCAGAATCTAAATCATTTACGTAACCAGCAACACGTACAATGTATTCGGTGTCTGGTGTAAGCCCTGTTACAGTTCCGGTTGTATCTGTGAAAGATTTCAATAAAGATGAATCAGATGCAAGTACAACAAGGAGACTATCGAAATCTGTTAAACCGTTTAAAGTTGTATCAACAGTAAAGACAAAACTTGTAGTTAAGGCATTTGTTAGGCGTAAATTTGTAATTGTTCTTTGGTTTTGGTATTCATAAGCGCCCCTACTCCATGTATCTCTTGTATTACCATCAGGGTCAATAGTTATTCCAGTAGGTACAGCTAAAGTAGTTCCCGGATCGGTATTGGCTGTCAACCTATAATCCGGAAATGTGCCAGAGGTATCCACAAATATATTGGCTATACCTACTTGCCCATTTGGTTCTGTTGCTAAAGTACCATTATCTACCGTACTATCTGCTGCATCCCTATTCTGTATAGCCATATTCCAATCATGGGTAATGTTTTGAAATGCCAATGCATTAGTTAAATTCCAAGCCCATATATTGTTATATGCAAGATTGCCAGAGCCTTTGTTAAATCTGAACCCTGCGTTTATTCCTGTAATTCCAGCAATTGTATTATTATATATTATTATATTGTAAGATGTATCAACAGAACCAATTACACCTTCAGTTCCGATGTTGCCTCGTCCTGATGGATTATTGTCCGTTTTTGTAAATAGATTTCCATATATAGCCCAATCGTGAGATATGGAATCGCCAGAAAGGAATGCTATGAATGAGGTTCCTTCAACATCCTCAAATCTATTCCGTCTTACGGTCATATCAAATGAACCCTTATCTGCCCAACCCTCTGCATGATTTGCGCCTGTCGATGTATTTCTTCGGAAGTAACAATCTTCAACTATCCAATTCCACGTCAAAGTTGTCTTAATAAATGCTCCTGAAACATCATGGATATAGCAATTTCCAAATCTAATATCAAAATTACGTGGAAATGTAGCTAAATTAAGTATACCTTTGTCGTTCGTGCCTTGATCTAATCCTCTATGAGCAATTTCTATAAATTCAAAATTAACATGGCTCGAACTATCTCCAGCATCAGGTAAAAACCGAATTAAAATTTGCTCTGCCAGAGTTCCTTTAACTTTTATACCATAACCTGTAGAATCTTGTCCTGTTATTCCGCTTATAAAATAATGACCAGTTTCAAATAACCATACTCTTGATTCTGCTCCCTTGAAAACCGCTTGACCATCGCCTAACGAATCAGCCCAACCAATATCTGTCCCATGTGCTCCGACCGTTGCTTTAAATATGTATATTGTATCTCCTTCAGCATTGTCAGGATCGTCAAATACATAATGTGGATAATCATCATAATCCCCAATAAAATAAGTGTCCCCTCTTATCATATCTGCAGGTAACTCAGTCCATGCATTTAGCCAGCTTGTACCATCACCCAATCCAGTCGCATAGGCATTTATATAATGTCTTTCTGCATTTCCTGTTATAAACGTATCTGGATTTGAAACCCAAATAGAATCAGCTTTGTATCCCTTTAATTTGACAACATGGGTGCTATCAAGTTCCAATCCAGCAACCGCCCCGCTTGTATCAGCTATATCAGTTGATACAAATAATACAAGTGAATCAGTTCCGTTTAGGTTTACTTGAAGCAATTGTAATGAATCTAAAGTTTTAGGCCACCCTCCTTCATTAAAGTTAGCTGTCCATGAAACACCATCTATAGATTGTGCTGTTGTAACTAAATTTTCAAATACTCTTGGCCCTCCTTCTGGCTCGCTATGATCTGTAAGCGTAACCATTGCTTGGTCAAAATATATTGAACCGGATGTTCCAGCATCAATTGGACTTGCAACACCCACAGCTATCAAACGCAATCTACCGGAATTACGTGCTGAATAATCACCAGATGTATTTCCTTGAGACACTCCGTCAAGCCACCATTCGGCTTTCCCTGCCGCCGTTGTAATCGCTTTCATTTTAATCCAGTACCATTGTCCTCTATTCAAGGTAGCCCATCCACCAATACCAACTCCAGCTGGATTATTAACTCTTATTTGGTAATTAGCTCCACTGCGCCTTATATTTATAAACATTGTATTTTGTGTATTTGCTGAATTTCTCAGTTCAGTCAGTTTTGTCTGATCTCCATCAGCCATTGTAAAAATATCAGCAGGCGTTGCACCCATTTTAAAAAAGGTTGATGTATATGAAGTGTCATGAATAGCGTTTAAAATTTTAGCAAGGATTTTTTGCGTAGTTGACTGAATATCATAAGTTACGCCTTTAGCTCCAAATTTAAACGTATCAGAAATAACTATACCAGTTGAATCTACACTCCAATAAAAATTAAGAGGATTTCCGGATTCAAAATTATCGCCTGCTGAGGTATCTGGCGGCATTGTCTGCCCAAAGACATTCCCAGCAAACAACATCACCAGCAATAATATAAATAATAGTTTTTTCACTTAGCTCCTTGCGTCTGTAATTATTACTGTGATAGTTCCACTTGAACGGGAAGTAACAAAAGCTCTAATATATCTCAATGGTATGTCAATGGCAAATAATGCCGAAGTACTAAATCCATTATTTATGGAGTTTCCGAAGGAATCTCTGGAAATATTCGAATAATTCGTTCCATCTATAGAACCTTCTAATCTAACAGTGGCAGAATCAGAAATAATGATCTGTACGCCCAGGTGCGGAGAAAGGCCTACATCAAATCCAGTCCCTGCTCCGGTAGTTTCTACTGCGTTAAGTAATGTAATTTTAGCCATTACACCTTATCTCCTTCTTTTTGAAATGCTGAATCAGCCGCCCAACCAGCCATTATCACTGGTACAGATCCTAATGTAGCAGTAGCTACTAAACCGGCAAATAGTAGTATATACCCACATATTACACCAGCAGTGTATACAAAATTTTTCGCGAAATAACGTTTCACTGATGCGAATGATTGTTTTTTAAATTTCTTCTTAAGGAAGTGAGCGAAGATGCCCACAAAGCCGAGGAAAAAATATCCTATCGTAATAAAATCCATGATTTACTTTCCTTTTTGTTAATAATAGTAATAGTAATAACCATATCCACTTGCATAATTGTATTCAGAATTAACGCCTCCGTAACAATCATCAATATTCGCGGACTTCTTAAAAGCACTCACAGACATGGTGTAATTTCTAACAAGTGAATTATAAAAATTTATGTATCTGCCATACTTATCATAATCCTGAATAGTAACTCCTCCGGAGTCGCTAAATGTTAATGTATTTCTAGCGGACCAAATTCCATTAGCAACTAGCACCTGTATAATAGCAGCTTTTTTCAACAATGTCCACTGCGGTTGAGGATCAGACATTGTATAAGTAGTAATAGGTTGATAAGCGCCGTTTATTTCATCGAGCCCCTGAATGATAAACCTGTAAAGTTCCAGGTCAGTATTCTCTTGTGCCTGCTCTAAAACATTGAGGGCAACTGTATCTTTTATGAAAGCCCTGAGATCATCAACAAACGCCTGCTCCGCAGCAGGTACAGAAGTTGGTATTGCAATTAATGTTGGCATCATCTCTCCTAAAATTGTTTTAAACTAGTCGTTATTAACAATATACGAATTTTCTATGAGAAAGTCAAGGACAAAAACAAAAAGGGCCCAAATTAGAGCCCTTTTTTTGTATTATATGTATTTTATGCTTTTATGACAAATCTAATCTCGCACAAGCTTTTGTATTACCGATGCCAAATCCAATACTTTCGTACGCTGCAAATGTAATCATATTCTTTTTCTTATCAATCCAGAACTTTGTATCGTTAAGGATTAAGAACTGTCCAAAGAATTCTTGGTCAGTAAAGCAATAAATTTTGTTATCTAGTAAATCTGTCTTGTTACTTACAACTAATCTACGACCAAAAAGCGTCATATAGGTATACCCGTTAACTACTGTTTCTGCGCCAACAGCGTCAGATACGACAGTAGCGTCATACAAGAAGAGCCTATTCCACATTTTACGGTCCATTAAGAGCAGTTTACTTTCAAGCTCATTCCCATCCAATACATCAAAGAGATCTTTGAATGCAGTTTTTGGAATTGTTCCTGAAGTGTAAACACCGCTTACAGACGAAGTCTGTACAGTAATCGCAGCATCTACCGCGGTTAAAAAGTTGGTATCCTCAATTTTCTGGATATCAAGAACGGAGTTTTTTTCGATAACTTCAGTTAAAGGCATTTCGTAGGCTAGTAATTCTTCTTCTACTTTCTGGAAATCTTCCGAGCTAACTACATAAAAGGGAATCTCGTATCTTTCGCCTTCAATATAATTATACTCCGCATCTCCACGAAAGTTTATAGCAAACGCTTTTGAATCCGGCTCAATATCAACAATCTTTACTAAACCGTCATGATTCACGGAACGTGTTAAGTCCGCTTTGGTAACGTATTGCGGATTTACGATTTTTCTCGAGAAAGCGACTTCACGAAGCTTTGCTCTTATAAAAGAGGAACCCTCTGCTGCAAGTTTATGAAGATCGTCAGGAGAGTTCAACTTTTGAACGAATAATTCGTTTATAGTTGATGCACTAATATCACTCATTATCTTATTCTCCTTATAGAGTTTCAAACTCAATTACAGTGTAAGTGGTTCCAAGGTGAGTTAGCGAGTGTGCCGTTTTTGTACAAACTGCAACAAGGGCTGTAGTTGATGCTACATCTCCCGTTTGCGGTTCCAGTACTCCAGCTGCTGTGACACTCATTTTATTTCCGAGTGCTGGTGAACCTGAATATTTGTCGGTTAACGCACGAAGCTTCCCATAAAGGGTAGTTACTTTACCAGTTGCGGTAATGTCCGGTGAAAATCCTGCTGTACCATCACGATTCGATTCCGAAAAAATCGGTCTGCAATAGTCACCTGCTGTAGGTTTTCCAACTCCGGTTGCGGTAGGTGCGACCCAGGTACCAGTAGCTCCAGAAATAAGGATCCACGCGTCTGCCGTGAAATCCTGTCTAGCAACTAAATTTAGATCTGTTAAAGGTCTTAACATTAGTCTTTCTCCTTAGAGTTAATTGGTATTAGGTATTAATATGTACCTAATAAAAAATTGGTAAATTTTTCTGTTGGATCCAAGGACCCGTTCTCTGTGTAATCATCACTTAATTTGCCAAATACAAAATCAAATTGGGTATTCCTATGTAGACTCGTTGCCTCTTTTACTAGTTCAAGCTGCTCTTTACTCTTCTCAGAAAGTTTAATTAAAGTAGATTCAATATTCTCCGCGGCAACAGATCCTTCCTTAAAAAGGGTAAACGCTACCTCTTGTGCTAACTTAATAGAAATTAACTCATTCTCTAATTTTTCATTCTGCTCTTGTAAGGACTGTATTGCCAGAGCAGCATTTTTACTTAGTTCGTTATTCACTATCTTCTGTTTGAGATAACTCCACTTTAAATGCTTTAGCCATTATAATGCCGGCTTCCTGCAACTCAGCTACTTTTTCTATGTTTTCTTGAATAGAGATGTCACGATCAATTAACTTCTGAGCTAATTTAATGACGTCTTCTTTTGTGTAGTCTTCTTTGTATTCTTTTGCAAGCTCTGCGTCTGCAAATTCCGCATATTTTTGAAGAATTTCATCTTCCTCAGCAGTTTTAGTAACTTCTTCTACTGCCTCTTCGGCTTCTTTTTGCATCGCATTATAGGTGTCAAGTAACTTTCCCATAAGTATTAATACTCCTTATTGTGTATATGTATTGCGCAATGAATTAATTATGAAGTCCTGATCAGAAACTTCTGCTTCTTTGACTTCTCCCTCTTCCGTTTCCTCAGTTTCTTCGGCTACTTTCTCTTTGGTTTCTTCGGCTTCCTTGACTTCTTCGGTTTCCTCAGAAGTCTCTGAACCCATTTTCGTTAACTCGTCTACAAATGCTCGTGCCATGATACGACCTTGGTCATCGGCCTCTTCGGCTAATTTCTCTGTGTCAGTAGGCTCTTCTTCTTTGACCTCTTCTTTGTCTTCCGCAGTCTTTTCTTTATCTTCCTCTTTATCTTCAGCTGTCTTTTCCTCAGTTTCCTCTTCTTTATCCTCTTCTGCTGTTTTTTCCTCTTCTTTATCCTCTACTTTATCTTCCACTTTGTCCTCTACTTTGTCTTCCGCTTTCTTTTCGCTTAGACCCGCAACGAAGTCTCCTTCAGGAGTACCTTCTTCTAAAAGGGAATCTAAAACGGCTTGGATATTAACATCTTTTGACATGTTTTTACCTCCTATAAAATAAGATCCTCATAAATGTCGTTGAGGTGCTCGTCTTCTAATTTGTTTATAAAATTAGCTGTCTTTTTGATTATCGGTTTTTGGAATTTCAAATTTTTAATATACTTTGAAGCTCTACCTATTGGACCATGAGCTTTTGTTGCTGCTAACGAACTGGCAACTCCTACAAGAAATGGGTGCTTTCTCAGAAAATTCTCCATAGAAGTAATTTCTAATCCTTTTCGTGCTTTATCCTCTTTAGTAGCCGCACCGTAATAAGATGCAGGGACAGTATAAAGAGAGTGTAACAAAACTTTATCTAAGGTTTTCATTGAAGCAGTCTTATTAAAAGTTTTTGTTTGAGCCCACAATGAGCCTGTAGTGCCAGCTCCTACCACAAGTGGTAGTAGCCAAGGATGCTTAAGTAAGAAACTTCTAAAAGCAGTAGGAGAAAAATTATTAAACACCCTTGCATACGCTAAATACAAACCCCCAATAACAGAACCAGCAACAAGGGGATTTTTATGAGCCGTTGTTTTTGGCTCTTCGCTCTTTGAAAAAAGAAATCTCTTGAGGGTACTGTCTTGTACAGGTTGTTGTATCTTAGGAAAAATATAACCAGATTGTGTTTCCACTGCGATTTTAGTTAAATTTCTTGCAATTACTAGTTCCTTTGTTAAAGACGAGCCTAAAATTTCAGGAACTAACATCTCAGCAATTTTTACGTTAAAATTATCTATAGAAACGTCTGGGAGTTTGGTGGTCTCTGTGGACGTGTCCACTGAGAACACTAAACCCTGTTTCTCAAGTTTATCAGCGAGTTCTTCCTTTCCGATGGAAAGGAAAGCCAACTTCTGAAAATCTTCCCTCTTGGGCATTATTCTTAAACCGAGGAAGGTTGATAGAACCTCGCTAATTGGAAAATTGGCGAGCTTCTTCAGTGTTTCTTTTGATAATCTTTCTTGTGAATCTACTATTAATCGTTTTGGATCAGTATCAATCTTGACTACGTCAACGTTAGTGATCTTTTTCTTGATCTCAGCTGTAGATTCCTTGTTGGCTACTTTTTCTAATGCATCGGCTCCGCCGTTGGCGGCGCTGATGTTATTATCTGATGCTACTTTTGCTAATCCAAGATTCTCTAATTTTGCAATGACGCCGGATGTTTTTTCTGCCGGGATTGTTACAATTGATATGTCAAAGAACTTTGGGTTAGGGTTGATGGCGTAAACTTTCTTACCCGATGGCAAGACTTTACCCATATGGTATTTAAGATGATCGCAGTAATCAATACGCCGTTTTGCTCCATTACCGCACACGCTACAAAAATCTTTTTTTATTTTGCATCCCATCGACGTTTTTGGTAATTCTCCGGCGTCCATTCTGTCAATTATAGATTTAGCTTTTATTTTATCTAATTCTACAATTAATTCAACCCGCTGCATACCGGGATTATAGTGAGAAAAAATAACTTTTCCCATCGCTTTCTTCGGATCTTTATTTGCATGGTGGCTATAAACATAACCATTTTCCTCAAATGATTTGTGATAACCCATTTCAAAAACTGACTTCGGGAATGCGTCACTATTATTATTTGGGCCAAATCCTTCATAAGCAGAAAGCGCATTTATCAATGCATATATTTTATCTGCCTTAGCCTTAAGGGCATTAATAAAAACTTGCAATTCACCAGAATAAGAAGCAATCTTCTCCATCCCAGAACCTTGTTTTAGAATAGAAAATACTTCTGCATCAGTTTCATCTTGCCTATATTCTATAATTTTTTCTATCATTTATCTACTAATGCTTGACATGGATGGTGAATAACGCCTATGATATTTTGTTCTATCAGGCCCGGGAACTAAGGGAACCTTCTCTTTACCTAAATCCATTATAGATTTATATGTTGTAAGTGCCGACGGTAAAGCCGCTACTGGAACTTTACTTGCGTCTGTAGTTTTCTTCTGAATATCACTTAACATTGCATACATGTCTGGAGCCGGTCCAATATTCTCAGCAACATAACCTCTGGTTATGGTCTGCTTAATAAATGCTCCAGCCGCAGTTGGATCAGCAGCCATATTCGGAGCAAAATGCGCCAAGGATTCAAACAACCTTGCGACGTGTTCCGGATTTTGTTTCTTAAGAATCGGGTATGTTTCTAACATCTTAATGTAGTATTGTTTCTTTTTAGCTACCATTCCTCTACGCCGAACCGCTGCCTGAATAGCATCAACAGCTTCAGCTGCTACAGTTGTTCCAATTATTGTACCAGCAATTATAGGAGCTCTGCTACCTTTAACTGACTGATAGGCAGCCCTAACTTTACCCATAAAAAATGCATTTTTTACTAAATTTTTCATTTATTTATTTGTCCTTAGGAATTCAACTGTTTGTTTGGAAAGTAACTCGCCCTGCTGCCTTTTACCTCTTCTCTTACCTATGTAGTATGCAGCTGGTATTGCTCCTATTGCTATCGCTGTCATGGCTTTAGCATTCTTTTCTACATGTGTTACTACCTTGGTAGTAATGGGGGACGCAATGTCTGCTTTTTTGTATAATACCGGAATTTTGAGATCCTCGGCTATCTTTTTAAATCTATCTAAATTTTCGTTTATATGTTTATCTATTGCAATAACAGTAACAATGTTATTTTGAAGCTCTTGAGCAAGTTTAAACAACTCAGAACTGGGGTCAACAGCCGTGGGTGTTGACTCCGCTTTCTTTGTTAAATCTTTATGAGGAGCTTTTTCTTTGATGTCTTCCTCTATCAAAGGAATGATCACTTCGGATATTAACGGGGACGCGATCTTAATAGTATTGCAAGTGTTTGTAAAACAAATATCCTGTAACACGCCCTGGCGTGTTAGGTGTGCTAACTTACTTAAGTTAGCTTCAAAATTTGAAGAAGCCTCAAACTTGTGAGTATCGAAGTTCGACAACATGGACTCAACAAGGGATGCTTTCTTATAAATAGATGCTTTGTTATCCGCCGAAGGCGGGGTAACAAATGCATCCTCTGGATACAACTTTGTGTAAAGGCCAAATACTGGTTCCTCGGCATGAGGACTGTACGAAGTCGCATAATCATCATGTATAGAAGCTACCTTAGTTGGAGCCTTGTTTATTTCGATGTGAGCTACGCTCGCATCAGCTAAAGGAAACTCCAAGTACTTATCTTCCGCAGTTTTCATTAAACATAAATATGTTTCTTGATTTGCAGCTTCTGCTACGCGTTGTAGCTGTTGTTTATTAAGGCCACGAGTATGGCCTAATTTAACCAAGCCGTCATTTAACGACGCACCGGTGGTAACGTAGGAATTGGCTAATTGTTTTCCCAATTTTGTGAGGTCAGTAGCTAGCATTTTATAATGTAATCCTTTTTTGTGTTATTGTCAAGTAGTTTTTTCACTTTTTTAGTCAAAAAGTTGAAATAGTTGTCTAATTGCTATAATTCCAAACAAAATGGAATGTGTCCAGTCATCAATTCCTGCTTTTATGTAAGTTTTTCGGTTAAGTTCCTCGTTGTACTCTATTTGTAAATTTTGTAAATCTCCGGCTAAGTTGCCATGTTTCTCAGATTGAAGGTCTTCGAAGTTAGGAAGTACAATCTTTTGTTTAATAATTAAGTTAAAAAAATTATCCAAAGCCGACACCTTCCTTAGGGTGTAGGCTTTCATTTTCGGATTCCAACGCATCGGTTCTTTTTGTGTAGCTTCGTGTTGAAATTGGACTACTTTGTTAGCTCCGATGCGAGAAGCTATTTCAGAATTAGAAGCTTCGCCGTTTCCATAATCTGCGGACATCATGGCGCAATTCCACTTCTCCATTAACTTTGGTATTTCTCGATGGAGGAAGCTAAAATTGGCTTCTTCACCTATGTATTTTTTTGCCCAAGGGACTACATACTTTCCATCGCGATGTTGAATAATAGAAACAACAGTATACGATTTTGTTGAGTTCTGGGGACCCCAGTCAACAGAGAGTACACTCTCATAAGATTTGTCAAGCTTAGTCATCTTACGATCAAGACGCATTTCCGGATCACATACTGCTCTAATTTGTGCTTCTGTTACTGGTACAACACCCTCGTCGAAGGGGAGGGCAAGAACCTCGTTGTGGAATAAGGCTTTAGAGAAATTCTTTTGTTTAAGAATAATGTCCTTCGTCCAGTCAA